GATGGGGTTTACACTTATTCATGGGATAAAAACAGATGGGAGAGATTAAGAAGAGATGGTTGGATAGATACTTGGAGACATCGTAATAGAACAACTATAATGTACTCTGTATTTAAAACATCTTTTAAATGCTCTCAAATGATAACTAGAATATATAGAATACTTCTAGGCGAAGAAGATTTACCAACATCCGAAAGAAGTGTTTTTTACAATAACAAATCATATACAGATAAAGTTTATAACAAAGCTATAGATGATATGATTAAAGACAAAGATAGATGAAAAAACAAGAACAATATTACAAAGTATGTCCTGAAACAGGTGTAGTTAAGCCAATGAAACTACCTGGAATAAATCACGGTGGAGGACAAGACAAAGGTTATCCTCAACAAACAAAAGCAAAAATTAAAGCTAAAAATAAAAAGTAATGGCTTTTAAGCTAGGAACTAATAAAGGTTTACAAGCTAACAACGGAGAAATAAAAAATAAACTTCGTTTTGGTAGAGAAGCAACTTCTATGCACTCTACTGGTTCTGTGCCTGGTACACCTATTATAAGAGTACCTTTAGCAGAAGATGTTCTTGGCGAAGCAAATATGGATGGCACGATATATATTAGTGATCAAGTAATTCCTGGTAGTAGAGAAGAATCACAGGTTATAAATCACGAGATGCGCCACGCTACAGATATAAAATTAGGTAAACTAGAATATGGTGATTATCATGTTAAATGGAATGGTAATACATATCGTAGAGAAGAAATAAATGGCATGGATATGATTAATATAGACGGAGAATGGAAAGAAGCTGGAGATCATGATTTTCCTTGGGAAAGAGATGCTAATAATGGAAATGAAAACGTTTAAATTATGTTAAGTAAAATATTATCAGCAGGAGCTGGAGAATTAGTAAAAAACGTAGGTGGAGTTATAGATAATCTACACACTTCGGAAGAAGAAAAACTAGCAGCTGAAGCAAAAATAAAAGACCTAGTTATGGGTTATGAAGCAGAAATGCAGAAACAAATAACAGAAAGATGGAAGATGGATATGAATTCAGATTCATGGTTATCTAAAAATATTCGTCCATTAGTATTAGTATTTTTAGTAATAGCTACAGTATTGTTGATATTTATCGATGCTGGTGTTATTTCTTTTCAAGTACAAGACAAATGGACAGATTTATTACAATTAGTATTAATAACGGTGATTGGTGCTTATTTTGGCGGTAGATCACTAGAAAAAGTAAAAAAATAATGGGACAAAATTCAACAGAAGTAGCATATGGCTTTGGTCAATTTGGATCAACATACTTAACTGGAGACGGTGCTAAACTTTTATTAACAGCAGCAACGGCTAAATATTATGTGTGTGCTATTACAATGACAGAAGATGTTACTTTTCAAGCTTTAGAAGTTCTTGATGGTGGTGTTGATTTAGGTATGGGTAATACTTATTTTGTAGCAACAGATGGTCCGTATACCTTAGATACAGATTGGGCTGGAGCTGCAGCTGCAGACACAACAAATGAAACAAATGAAGATAGTGATCAAGTTACAACTTCTCACACTTTTCCAAAAGGATTAACTATATACGGTATGTGGGACAATGTAGAGCTTAATAGTGGTGCTTGTATAGTTTATGTAGCTCCAAGACCAGATTATAAAGATAGAGCATAATGCTAGGACTAGGCGTAGGATTTTATAAATTAGCTGGTAATGATTATCCAGGTGGTTGGCTACCAAGTGAGATAGCTAATCTATCTTTGTGGTTAAAATTTAATACTGGTGTATCTGGTAGAAATGCTGAGATTGGAGGTGTTTCAACAGAAGCTGGCAATTTTAGTGATGGAGATACTATAACCCAATGGAATGATCAATCTGGAAATGATAATCACGCAGTACAAACAACTAGTGGAGACGAACCTTTATATGAAGAAGATGAACCTGGAGCATTAAATTTTGCTAACAATGCTAAGTACATGGATCTAACTAGTAATATACAAATAGACGCTAATACAGATTTTACCGCCGTAATAAGATTTAAATGTGTAGATTTTGGTGCTGTAAGAGCTTTTCTTGGATCTACAGATACTGAATTTTTTAGACTTAACACGAATAAAGCTTTTAGATTAAAAATAGGTGGTACTAACAGTACATTTGCAGAAGGAGCTTCAACTATGGCAACAGATACTTATTATACGGCTATGGTAGTTAGATCTAATGGTAGTACTGGTAATGTAAATGTTTACGTTAGAGGAGGTGCTTATACTACAGCTTCTGGTAAAGACTGGGATGCAGCTGAAAACAGTACTAACACAGGTCAAATAGATTTTGACAATATAGGTGCTGATAGTGATGACAGTGATAATTTTAAAGGATTTATAAAAGATGTATTGGTTTATGACGGTACAGCTTTAGACGCTACTAATAGAGAATTACTATTTGATTACTTAGAATCACAATAAAATAAATAATAACAATTAAATTAAATAAAATGGCAAAAAACACAAGTAAAAAAATTAAAGAATTAAAAGGTATTAAACCTGAAAAAATAAAAGATCAAGAACTAGCTACATTACAAGCTTCTGTTAGAACTGTAGATCAATTAACAGCGGAAGTTGGTACTATAGAAGTTAGAAAACACGCTTTAATGAAGGCTATGGAGAGTGTTCAACAAAGAATTGAACAACTAAGAGTACAGTTAAGAGATGAATATGGAACTGACAATATTAACATAGCTGATGGTGTTATTAATTATCCAGAAGAAGCTCCAAAACCTGAAGAAAATGGCAAAGCTGATAAGAAAGATTAGTATAGGTAAAGACTATAAGAATGACGCTATGCACTATGCTGTTGGTCAAGAAGTTTACGGTGGACATACTATTTGTAATATTATAGAAGAAGAAGACAAGTATTCTGTTTATATCAAAAAAAATAAAGATGTATTACCTTGGAAAGACTTTAATAAAAACATGGCGGTATCTGTAGAGTATAATTTAGAATACTAATGAAAAGTGTTTACAACTTTGTTGTAAAACCAAAAGGACAAAGATATAATAATATTAAAAAAGTTGATGATAAAGATTTAATACTTAATACTGAAATATTTAATCATCAATATACTAATAGACAAGCAGAAGTTATATCTACACCCATAATTGGTAATACAAATATAAAAACTGGAAATATAGTTATAGTACATCATAATGTGTTTCGTAGATGGCACGATGTAAAAGGTATAGAAAGAAATAGTAAAAACTATTTTAACGAAGATACTTATATAATATCAAGTGATCAAATATTTGCTTACTATGATAAAAAGTGGAAACCAACACCTGGTTATTGTTTTGTAAAACCTATAAAAAACTTTGATAAACTTAATACTAATCAAGAGCAAGAATTAATGGGTATAATAGAGTACGCTGATATAGGTTTTAGTAAAGGTGATTTAATTGGTTTTAGACCTAATAGCGAATATGAGTTTATAATAAACGGTCAGAAATTATATAGGGTATACACTAAATTTATTACAATTAAATATGAATATCAAGGAAACGAAGAAACTTATAATCCAAGCTGGGCACAGAGCAGTTGAAGAACTTATTAATGTAGCTAGAGAAAAGATTATTACTAATACAGAAGATGATGTTTCGGCTGATAGATTAAAAAATGCTGCAGCTACTAAAAAACTAGCTATATTTGACGCATTCGAAATACTTAACAGAATTCAAGAAGAAGAGAACTTGCTTGAGGGAAAAGCACCTGAAGAGAGAAAGGAAAAAGTCTTTAAAGGATTCGCGGAAGGTAGATCTAAGTAATGTACGAGCAAAGTTTAGTTAAGGTTATAGAGCCTGTAAAAAAGACTACAATAAGTAGACTTAATAAAAGTAAAAAATGGAAATATGGATACAATAAAGAACACGATATCATTGTTATCTCAAAAACTGGAAAAATCGGTGAAATACTTGAGATACAAAACCTGCGCATTGCTTTGCCAATGTTGCCAGGTAACTTGCGATTGCAAGGACAAAACAAATGGGTAAAGCAAGAACAACCAAAAGAATTATCAAGGCTTAAAAATATATTTGACTGGAGAAACTACCCAGAAGATCAAAAAGATAAATGGTTTGATTATATAGACGAAGAGTTTAGACGTAGAGACGAGGGTTTTTGGTTTATGAATAATAATAAACCAACATACATAACAGGTACACATTATATGTATTTACAATGGAGTAAGATAGATGTAGGTGCTCCAGACTTTAGAGAAGCTAATAGATTATTTTATATATTCTGGGAAGCTTGTAAAGCAGATAAACGATGTTATGGTATGTGTTATCTTAAAAATCGTCGTTCTGGTTTTTCTTTTATGTCTTCTGCGGAGACAGTTAATTTAGCCACCCTTGCAAGTGATAGTAGGTATGGTATATTATCTAAAACAGGTAGTGATGCTAAAAAAATGTTTACAGATAAAGTAGTACCTATTAGTATTAACTATCCGTTTTTCTTTAAGCCAATACAAGATGGTATGGATAGACCAAAATCAGAACTTGCGTATAGAGTACCAGCTAGTAAGTTTACAAGAAAAAAAATAACAGCTAATGAGCAGGTTGAACAACTCGAGGGTTTAGATACAACTATTGACTGGAAGAACACAGGTGATAATAGTTATGATGGTGAAAAGCTAAACTTGTTAGTGCATGATGAAAGTGGTAAATGGGAGAGACCCGATAATATATTAAATAACTGGCGAGTAACCAAAACATGTTTACGATTAGGTAGTAGAATAGTTGGTAAATGTATGATGGGCTCGACCTCAAACGCATTAGATAAAGGTGGAGACAATTTTAAAAAATTATACAACGCATCAGATGTCACTAAACGAAATAGAAATGGTCAGACGAAGTCTGGTCTCTATTCTTTGTTTATCCCAATGGAATGGAACTACGAAGGATTTATTGACGAGCACGGAGTTCCAGTATTTAATACACCTGACACAGATGTCTTTGCCCCAGACGGTGAAC